GGCTGCAGCGGCTACCTTTGCGGCTGCCAATGCTCCTATATTTGTTATTTGTGTTGCTGTTGTTGTTGTATCTATTGTTGTTAATACGGTTTTTGCGGCTCCTAAACTTTTTGTTATTGTTTCTAAACTTTGAATCATCTTTACAATTGACATAATTGAATCAATTGTATTCGTCATTGCATCCCAAACACTTAATATTTTTTCAAAACCTGTTGCATTGACATTTGAAAAAGTATCTTTAATTGATTTAAAAGATGAATATAAATTTTTAGCTGAATTTGCCATCTCTTTTATAGATGAATACGTACCTGTACTTAATTGAGTTTGTAAGTCTTTTACATCTTTCTTAACTTCCAGTATTTTTAAAGCCTTTTGCAAATCTGGTGCCTTTTTCATTGCATCATCAAGTAAATCAATTAATTCATTTGCTGAACCTTGAAATTTAGCTTTCAAATCTGTTAAATTACCCTTTGCATCTGTGATCTCTTTTATTATATCTTTGTCACCAATATTATCGACCAGTTCTTTTTGATAATTTTTATTTTGATCAATTACATCATTTTGCTTTTCAACATCATCTTTTTTGTAATCAAAAGTGTGATCTATCGCGGTTGCCGTTGGAATGGTAAATGTTTTATTTTCTAAATTTGATTTTTGGCTATTTAATAAACGAATTAGATTTTTACCAGATTTTGTTATTTCACCATTGGTTAAAATTTGGTTAATAGTACTATCAATTAATTGCTCCTGTGCCTTTTTAAAATCGTCGGCACTTGTGTTTAATATTTCATGTTTGAACGTTAATAATTTGATTTGTTTGATGTATTCAGAATTTACATCATCCAATTTATCATCTGATGTTATCTTTGGTTTATAACTTTGAATTTGTCCAAATATCTTATTATCTTTTGCCTCCGATGGTGTTAATAATGACCCTAAAGTATTTCGCCCATCTTCGACATGTTTATCAAAATCATCATTAAATTTCTTTTGGCTTATTACTTTATTATTGAGTAAATTATTTAATTCAATAGTTTTTTTAATGTAAGTATCCTGTGCTTTTTCAATATCATTTTGATGTTTTTGTGCTTCCGTTAATTCACCATCGCCAGTTGAGCCATCGCCATTTAAATCAATATTACCAGTCGCTTTTGGGGTTTTACTTTCAATTGCACTTTGCTTTTTTGTGATGTCAGTTAATACGCCCGTTAAATCATTGTAATGTTTTTGCTCCTGATTTATTTCATTTTGTTTTTCCTGTAAAGCTGCTTTCCAGGCTCCTTCACTGTCCACATTACTATTTGCATTTGTTGCGCCGTAATCGCCGCCAGTGTCGCCAGTTTTTCTATTTTTATACTTATTTTGTAAATCTTTTTGCTCTGATTTTAAAGTGTTTAAAGTGTTTGCGCTGGCTGTCTGTTTATCCTCTGTTGGTAGCTTTATGTCAACTAATTTTTGATAACGTGCCTGTTGTTCCAGAAAACCAAGTCTTTCTTTATATTTTGAATTTATGTCACCATTGATTTTTAATGTTTTTTCATCAATAGTGTAATTCGTGCCTAAAATCGTATTTAATGAATTTAAGGCATTTTTTCTGTTCTCATATGTTTCATTGGTACTATCTGCAATTTGTTTAAGACGCTGTAAATTTTTAACCTGTGAATCATTTTCACCAGCATTTTTAACTGAATTATTATAATCCGACCATACACTTTTTAATTCCTTTTGTTTATTAATATATTCAGTTGTCTTTTGAATTATATTAATTAAACCAGCTATGATTAACATCGGCGCGAATGCTGACAACGCACTTACAATTGATGTTTTTAAATTACTAAAAGCTAATTGAGATGTTAAGGCAAATTTTTGCGTCGCAAATTCCTGTTCAGCATAAGATTTTTTAGCGGCCAACGATTCATCTAAGTATCTTTTTTGTGATTTCTTGGTTAAATTGGTGCCCGCTAATTCTTCTATTACAGCGGCTTTTTCAGCTTGTATTGCCTGATTGATAAATGATGTTTCAGCGGCTGTTTGTATCTCAATATAGCCCGCTTTAATGGCTCCAAAGGCCTTTGCAATGATAACAGTACTTACTACATTTACGATTACATCCCCAACAGTTTTAAAATTATCAATAACCCATTTAAAAGCATCCTCAAATCCATTTACCAGTGATTTATAAATATTACCAGTTCCAAGTTTTGCTGTTAATTCTTCAAATGTATTACCGACCCGATTAAGCGCGCCTTCAATTGTATCTGAATCAACATCCTTAAAAGTGTCGTTAAGAACCTTTGCAAATTTTGGGATTACATCACTAGCTAATAAAGTATGCTGTTTCGCCATCTCTCTTAATTGGTCTGTACTTACTCCCAACGATTGAGCCATTAAGGTTAATGCTTCTGGCATTTCAGAACCCAAACCACCAGTTAACATCTTTGTTGTAATGACATTTTTAGACATCATTTTGTCAAGTGAATCAAACACGGCTGTTTTTTTGTCGCCCTGAACACCTCCCGCAATCATTGCTTTGTTTAATCCTGTAAAGGCCGCTTGTTGGTCTTTTATCGGTATTAAACTGGTTTTTGCAGCGGCTGAAAATTTAGCGTACTGCCCAGTAATATCATTGAGTTTTAAGCCTAATTTGTCAGCTGTTTCAATCAGATATTTTTGATTTTCGCCATATTCAGCGGCTCCCCCTGAAGCGGTTTTTAAAGCCCTTTGAACGCTTTCACTTTCTTTTGCAACATCAAGCATTTTGGATGCTAATTCAGATAAACCCAAGCCCGCGCCAAGTACACCAGCCATTTCGATGGCCGTACTTTTTATGTCGTTGAAACCATTTTTTATTTCCTGACTGCCTTTTTTAAAATTTTCTGTGAGCATATTTAATGCTACAGAATATGAAAGTTGATTTGCCATTATTTAATTTGTTTTTCTTTTATTTTAGTCATTAATTCAGCTGACATCCTCATTTTTTCATCAAATTCATCCTCTGTCATTTGCTTTTTTATTTCAACTTCTTTTTCAATTTCGGACTCCCAAGAAAAAGAATACAATTTTGATGGTTTATTAATTTTATCGGTTCCAACTTGCGCAATTATATTATACCAAGTGTTTAATCTGTTATAAGTCAGATTTAATTTTAAAATGTTTTCTTCATTATTTATTTTATTATTTAATGCTTTTAAATAAATTGGTATATTAATTATTTCCATCTCATTTAATACATAATTTGCATCCAAGCCAGCGTTAACAATTAAAATAGATGCAATGTCCTGAATGAATATTACTTTTTTTTCATCTGCTTTTTCATCTGTTTTTGTTTCTTTTTCAATTTCTTTTTTAATTGAAAATTGTTTTGAAATGTCCCATATTTTTGAAAATTTGGTTGAAACTTCTTTTGCTATTTTTTTATTGTTTAATAGCTCCAAAAATTCATCATACGTAAATTTTTCATCATTATTTTCCAGAATTATACAATACATCAATTTGTACAAATCATCACTTTGAAAATTAATTTGATGTTGAGAATTAATTTCATATTTTGTTTTTATCTTATATTTATTAATGTATTTTTTTAGCTTCACATATTTTAAGGCACAAAAAAAGGTAATGAAATTAATCATCACCTTTTAAAGTTTTATTTGTTTTTTTATTACGATCCAACTACATGAACCAGCGGGCCCGAACCTTCAAAAGTAACAGACGATGTACATATTGCGTTGTCCTTTGCCTCAATATCTAAAGAAGTAATAAAAGCGTAACCACTATACATTCCACTCCCTGTTAGAGCATAATTAGCATCAGCCACCCCGACAACTATATTTACAACACCACCAGTTAATTGTGTAGCTAAAAGAGTGTCAAATGAAGTATCACCTGTAACCTTGGTAACCAGTGTGTTAGAAGTAATATTCCAGCTGATTACGGATGGTATTCCAGCCTTGAAATTTCCCGACATTTTATTGGTTGTATCCATCGTTGATGTACTTACAGAAAGTTTACAATCAGTAGAAAAGGCAAGCGGTGTAACGGTAGAACCTGAAAGAAAAACCATGACATTGGTACCGTTAAGCAAATCAGTATTAGTATTATATGAATTCATTATTTTATATTTTTAATTTATTATTTTATTTATTATTTTATTTCAAAGGTCAAAATTTGCATATATATGTCGCTTTTTTGTCCTGTAACATTTTCATCTGAATCAACTAATCTACATCTATAATTGTAACCATCTGAATTTTGATGAACACCTTCAATTGTCTCATTTAATAATTCAGCCATTGTAATACTTGTTGAATAATTCTTTGATATTACAACATACGTTATTTTTAAATCTGAACTAACGACAGTATTTTGAACATATTGCGGAATTAATTTTTCCCTATAATAGATAATGCATTCATTAATATCATTACCGTTGCTATCCTTTTCAGGTGCGACAATTGGATAAATATTTTCACCAACTAAACCAATTAATTCAACATTTGCATTTATTAATAGTAATAAATCTTTTGTAATTGAAAATTTTGAAAATGCTGGTATTATTGACATATTATTTATTCATTATATTTATTATCGCTCTTTCTATGCCGCTGTAAACTCTTTCAATCGCTGTACTTTGATTTTGTTCAATTGCATCATCCCAAAATTTATTACCGATTATTTTACCCCTGTTTTGTCCTTTTGAATTTGTTCTTTCAATAGTACCACGGTCAATTAACCAGCTGTGATTTCCTAATTGATTAAATCCTGCAATCATCCCAAGTTTTTTTGATTTTAATTTGATGACAAATGATTTTGATAAATTACCAGTTTTTACGCCTGTTCTCTCTTTTAAATTTTCCTTACCTGATTTTATAAATAAATTTCCAGCATCCTTTAAACCTTCTCGAACAACTTTGTTTTTATCAATATCATTTAAATTTGCAATGGCTCTTTCAACCTTTTCAAAATCTATTAATCTGGCTTCAACTTCCATTATTTTTTATTTATTTTATCGATGGTTATTGTTACAGTATTATCAAATAAATTTAGGTCATAAGACGTTATTTTGTAATCGTAACCCAAATATTCAACAATTAATAATTCATTTAAGAGCTTATTATTTCGTAATTTGAACTTTAATTCATCTGAATGAAATAATTCTTTTGCATCGACCAAATATTTACCCTGTTGTTTTACTTTAGCCGCCCTACATTTAAATAAAAAAACCAATGTGCTGGTAATATCCCCGAATTCACTTTTAATTTTTTGGTTGCCTTTAAATGTCAAACTATATAA